GGCATACGATCAAAACGCCGGGGTCACTGGAAGTTCTGGTTTAGATTACGACGGAGAAACTTCAGTCATTGAAAGCGGTGCGGCAGGGGGGGCATCCAAAGCCTTTAGTGCTGCACAATCCGACCTTGCGTTCAGTTTTTCGGGTACTTCACACGCCGATGGCTCTGGCTCTGCGGGACTTGCTTTGCCTCCCGCAAGGGACTTAACAACAACCTACAGATATTGGAGGCTTAGCATTGCTGCTGGACAGAATGCCAATGAAGTTGCTGTAGGTGAAGTAAAAATATTCGTCGGTGGTACACAGTACCCAACAACCATGACAGGAGATTCTGCTCCTTCGCCTTTGGTGGCAACTGGTTCAAGCAGAGATAATGCAACGAGAACGTATTACAAAGCCTTCGACAGGGACGTAACCAGTACAGATTCACATTGGGCCAGCGCCTATCTAGCTGCTTATCCTCAATATGTGCAAGTCGATCTGGGAAGTAGTAATGGAATTGCAGCTACAAGTTACAAAATTACTGCGGGAAGAGATGGAAAAGAAGCTTCGGGACCAAAGACATTCTCTTTGCAAGGATCAAACGACGGCTCAAATTTTACTACTGTAGATACGCAAACAAATGTAGCGACTTGGTCTGAAGCCCTCGAAAGAACCTACGCAATTTCATAAGGAATAAGTTATGTGGCGAGAAACTGAATCAGGAAATATTATTCCGGGAAACCAGTCTTGGGTTGACAGGAACGGTGTAACACATCCGAATAATTGGCAAATCTGGACTAGTGACTACAAGAAATCAATGGGTCTGGAAGAACTTACGCCTGATCCCACTCCTAATGACATAACATGGTCATGGACAAGGGACGAAGCTGGGAAAGTAACCAAAACAGCACGAAATCTAGCCGATGAGAATGTTATCCTAGACGGAGTCTCAACTGTCCGATTGGGTGTCAAGTCCACTCTAATTAACGAAGTAAAGTCCCAGCAACGTAGCCTTATGGAACGGACTGATTGGGCCGTCACCCGTAAGTCCGAAGTAGGCACTGACATCCCTGCAAACATTGCAACATGGCGTAGTGCGATTCGCACAAAAGCTACAGCTATGGAAGATGCGATTGACGGTGCGGTGGACACGTCAGCAGTAGAAGCATTATTCCTTACTTGGGACAGTGAAGGAAATAAGTCCGGCATCCTTTATGACTGGCCCGAGCTTGGCTGATGGCCACCGTTAAAGATATCGAAGGCAAGCTCAACACGCACGAGGCGGTGTGTGCGGAGCGTATGTGCGGGCTGGTGACGGCAAGCGTTTTTGCATTGGGCATTCAACTGCTGAGTTAACCGGGGGTGGGACAATGGGCAACGTCAAGATACTCTGCGGCATTATCGCGCTGGGTATTCTTGCTCTGTTGTCCCCACCCGCGCGGGGACAAGAGGCTGTGCTGGCCTTCATCTGCACCGACCGCGCCCAAGCGGAAGTGCTGGCCGGTGAGATGACGGACCACTCCCCGCCGCTGGTCGATGTCCGGTGGTCTTCGTGTGAACCAATCGGCAAGCCGGTTGGCAGTATGGAAGGCGCGCCGCCACCGTCCATGGGGCCGCTGAAGGACTGGGAGGGCGACCCATTCGCCCTGTATACGGACGGGGTCGTCGTGTTTATTATGTTCTGGGTTAACGGCTATTTGCCCACCACTGAGGCTGGAAAGTGATATGCCGCAGCATAACTTGGAAGCAATGAAAAACATCGCGGACGGAGTAGCGGTAGTCGGAACCGTGGGCGCGCTAATGCAGTGGCTCCCCGCCGCCGCCAGCGTGTTCACGATCCTCTGGCTAGGCATCCGCATCTGGGAGACGGAGACGATCCGAAAACTCACAGGACGAGAAAACGACTAGGCGAGGTCAGCGTGGCAACTCCCCCCATCTCAAAAGACGAAGCCGAGAAGCGAGTTCTAGCGGTCGAGGAAAAGCTGAAGGAAGGGTTCGTCCCAAAGGGCGTGGCTCCACGCGGCGGGCAGTTTGGCGCAATCCGTGCCGCTGCGATAGACGCCGGATCGTCAATCGGTGGCGGCACCAGTTGGTACACCGTCGCTGCGGGGGTTTTGGGGCGCGAGGCTGATTGGTCGTTGTGGGTAAAGCCCGTAGTCGGGCGCGGCAGCTTCGATTCCGGCGTCGAGGACGGCTACAACGTCAAGGGACGGTCTACGCTGTACCGACCAGACGGCGAGGTTGCGATGGAGTGGGTCAAGACGACCCGCGATCAGGAGCGCCAAGAGGAAATGATCCGCGAGGCTTTGCAAGCCATGACGGACAAGCTGCCACGCCTCAAGCCCACGAAAGGCCCGCAGTCGGGCGCAGAGGATTTGCTGGCGTGCTACCCCGTGTCGGACCACCATTTCGGGATGCTTGCTTGGCATGAGGAGACGGGCGGCGAGGACTACGACCTCGAAATTGCCGAGACGCTGCTGGTCGGCGCGTTCGATCATCTTGTGACCACGACGCCAAAGTGTAAACAATCACTTGTCACTTTTATGGGCGACCTCCTGCACTACGATAACTTCCGTCCTGAGACATCTTCGGGCAAAATGCTTGATGCGGACGGGCGCTACCCCAAGATGGTGCGCGCCGCCGTGCGCTCGGCTCGCTATCTCGTACAAACCGCGCTGAAGCACCATGAGACGGTCCACGTCATCGTGGAGCGCGGCAACCACGACCCGTCGAGTTCCATATTCTTGATGGAGGCCCTGTCAAACATCTACGAAAATGAAGCCCGCATCACGATTGACACGTCCCCGGCCAAGTTCCACTATCATCGTTTCGGTGCGTGCTTAATCGGCATCCATCATGGCGACACTGTGAAGATGAAAGACCTTCCCATGCTGATGGCCCACGACCGGGCGAGGGATTGGGGCGAGACGGAGCATCGCTTCTGGTGGACGGGCCATGTTCACCACGACGCCACCCATGAATACCCCGGCGTCAAGTGTGAATCCTTCCGTGTGCTGGCGGCGAAGGACGCATGGCACTCGGAGCAAGGCTACCGCTCGAAGCGCGATATGAAGGCCATTGTCCTGCACCGTAAGTACGGTGAGGTTGCGCGGCATGCATTCAACCCTGATATGCTAGAGGCAAACGATGACTGAGATGCGCTGGCTGGTCATATTTCTGCTGATTGTGTTCTGCACGCCAGCATACGCCGTTGACACAGTGACCAGCGCCACCGTGAGCAGTTCAACGGTAATCGATAAGGCACCTCCCACTGCCAGTAGCCCATCTATCGTCGTGAACAACAACGACATCTGCCAAGTCGGCAGCAGCGGCGCGATCCAGACAAGTTTGTTTGGCATCAGCGGCGGTACGACCACACGCGATCTAAACTGTGAGCGCATCAAGTTGGCGCGTGCCGTTTACGGCATGGGCCTGAAGGTCGCTGGGATCAGCTTGCTGTGTCAGGAGGTCAGAGTATTTGATGCCCTTTGGATGGCTGGCACACCTTGTCCCTACGAGGGCAGCATTGGCGACGCGGCAAAAGAGAAGTGGATGGCTGACCCTGAGCGCGCACCGGAGGGTACGTTAATCCGTGCCAAGGTCGTGGTGGAGGTTAAACCGCACCACTCTTTCCATCAGGAGCCTTGGGACTGATGCGCTGGATTTTTGCACTCATCGTCTTTGTATCCCCCGCGATGGCGGAGGAAGTGACGACGGAAAACGTGACGCCGGACATGTCTGCTTTTACAGCGAGCGGTAGCACGCAAACCGGATCAGGCTGTTCAGCAGGGCAGTTCTGTACGGGTAACGCGAGCAATGGCGGCGGAACCTATACGTCGTCGTTTGACGTACCTCTGACCGAAGCCGAGGTCCGACGCGGATTCACGCTCAACCAGTTTGTAGACGTCACAAGCCACCCGTCAAACGCTTCGCTGGCTACATGCAGCAGCATTACTCAAGTAGGAGATTGCCGAGACATATTCAACATGACAGTCGCGTTGTTCGATATCACAAACACAGTCGTCGAGAAGTTTGAGCGCGAGGTCGAATTAGATTTCTCAGGCAAGCGGACGTTTACCTTTGCCGACGAGGTGTCTCCCAACAGCTTTAGCCTACTCACGGGGGAGTTCGAATTGTTTGGGATAGATGCCGGGTTTCACACTGGAGCTTTCGGTCCCCAATTCGCGGCACCCGGCGTTACGTTTACTTATCAGGATGTAGTCGAGCAGCAGGTGTTAGAGCAAATCGCGCAGCTTGACACGCAGATTGCGTTTACTCCACCGCCAACGGAGATAGCAGCAGCACCCTCTCCGCCACCTGCTGCCCCACAGCCTGTTCAAACTGTCGCGGCGTATGCCGAACCAGCCGCGCCAGCACCTCCTCCCGTAGTCGCGCAAATCCAGACACCGCAACCAGAGCCGCAGGAACAGCAGCAAGAGGCACAGGTAGAAGCGGCCATCGAAATGGAAATGCAGACGCAGCCAGAACCTCAAGCTGAACAACAGCAGGAGCCGCAGGAGCAGCGGTCAGAGACAGAGCCTCAAGAGCAAGCCGAAGCTGAGCCAGAGGCTGAACCAGAACAACAGGCAGAAGCGGAGTCAGAGACAGAACAACAGGCAGAGCCGCAGGAGGCGGTTGAAGCTGAACCAGAGCCAGAGGCTGAACCAGAACCAGAGACAAAACAGGAAAAGCAGAAGGCCGCAGCCGAGCGGGTAGTCAAGAAGATCGCGCCGTCACAGCGATACAGCGCGGCTAGTCAGGCAACGACGATGGTTGTAATGAATATGCTGGCGGGAAAGATCGCAACAGATGTGGCAATGATTGACACGCAGGGTTTCTTTCCGGCTACCGGAATGAACGACGACCGTAGCATGAGCAATCCGTTGCAAGATTACAACATGTTCGGCGGCTCAAATGCCACACATGATCGTTTCATGGAATTAGAGTGGAGCAGGTAGATGGCTGAGATAGAAGTGGGCGGCATCAAGTTCCGAGGCGGCAAGATAGTGCTGGTGTTGACGGCGCTGTCCACCGCAGGCGGTGCGTTGTGGGGCGGCTTCGAGTTCTGGAAGGACTACGAAGACATGAAGTCGCAGATAGCCAGCTACACGGCTCCTGATTTAAGCGGATTCGACAGGCGGCTGGCTGTGCAGAACGAGACGGTTGAGGCCGTCCACAAAGAGATGGCTTCTGTTCGTCTGCGTGTTGCAGAAATACAACAGTTGGCCCGTGACCTACGCGAGGACGTGCGAAGCGAGACGGCCAAGGTCTATGACGGCATCAGTGCCGTTGACAGCCGGTCTCGATCAGCCGACGGAGACACTCGCGCTGCCATGCGGCAAGCGGAGAAAACGCTGCGCGATATTACAGCGTCCGCCTCTGAGCGGTTTGACAGCAAGATCAACGGCGTCGATGCCAAGCTCGATGCTCTGGAGGCTCGGCTAAACAAAACGCTGCAACGCGCCCTAGACAACCCGCTGCTAAAGGGGAATTGAGATGGCACAGAAGAAACTACAGAAAGACTCCGCGCACAACGAGCTTGATCTCGATGACGACGGCATCGTCAGCGATGCGGAGTTGGCGGCGGTGGAGGCTTTGGAAAAACACGAAAAGGCCGACGCCCAGCGACGCATGGCGTGGGTAGCGATGGGGTCCATGATATTCTTCACATTAGCAGTGTTTCTACCGATCTTCCCAGATGGTAGGATACAGGCGCTCAGTGATCTATTTGGTCTGTTCTACATTGGTCAGGCTGGGGTCGTCGGAGCATACATGGGCATGACTGCCTACATGGCAAAAGGAAAATAAACATGCAGTATATTATGGATCGTTTTAAAGAGCCGTCTTCCTACGCAGCAGCCGGTGCGGCTGTTCTTGGAATTGGGGTTCTGGTAAGTCAGCCGATCTTGGTTGTCGTCGGCATTATCGGCGGCGCGGCTGGATTTATCCTGAAGGAAAAGGGCGTAATCTAGTGCTAAAGATTTACGTCTTGATTGTGGTGCTGGGCTTCGTAGGCGGGTCCGTCTACGGAGCTTGGTACTACTACAAAGACACGCAGCAACGCATCCAGATACTAACCGAGAACACGGCCAAGCTGGAGACGGCGAAACTCATTCAGGACGACACGATTAACACCCTGATCGAAGATCGTGAACGGTTTTCGGAATTGACAAGCGAGTTACAGGCCAATCTTGATAAGGCTAACGCCTACAAGGACGTACTAATTGGAAAGTTGCGAAGGCACGATCTGGCAACGCTTAGTCTTAAAAAACCGGGTTTAATAGAGGGTAATATAAACAATGGCACAGCAGAATTGTTCCGCTCGCTGGAGGTTCTTTCCGGCGCTGTTGCTCCTGCCCCTGCTGCTAAGTAGTTGCACGAGCTTCAAGGACATATTGCCGGTCACAATCAAGACCGTTGAGGTTGAGCGCCAGATACCCGTGCAGAATCGACCGCGCCCGGTGTCTTTAAACGACATACACTTCTATGTCGTTACCGAGGACACGTTCGAGGAGTTCCGGCAGAGGTTCGTTGCAGAGAACGGAGACTTCCTGTTTTACGCACTTAGCGTGCGGGACTACGAGACGCTGGCCCTGAATATGGCCGAGCTAAAGCGTTTTCTTGAGCAGCAGAAGCAGGTTATAATTTACTACGAGAAAGCCGTTGCGCCGAAGGAAATAGCAAATGATGAATGAACTGAGAGAGTTGCTTGAGGCTGACGAGGGTGTGAAGCACGAGGTCTACCTCGACCACCTCGGCAAGGCGACGACCGGCATTGGACACCTTATCCTCGAAGATGATGACGAACACGGTTGGCCGGTAGGTGCGCCGGTCAGTGAAGAGCGGGTGTCAGAGTTGTTTGCGCAAGATGTCCAGACCGCGCTGAAGGACGCTTTGTGGCTACAGCCGGACCTAGAGGGCTGGCCTATCCCCGGACAGATTACTGTCGTCTCGCTGGCCTTCCAGCTTGGCGCGCCTCGCTACTCAAAGTTCGTAAAACATCACGAGGCGCTAGAAGAAGAGCAATGGATGACGGCGGCGGCGGAGTTGCGAGACAGCAAGCTGTATCGCCAGACGCCCGAGCGCACTGAGCGACACGCCCAGAGGCTCGAAAGTCTGGCCTAGCCAAAGGGGTATCGTTCGAGGCAGGATGTCAAAGCCATTGTGCGGCACATCGTCAACCCTGCCATGCTCACATAACACGCGATTTGGATTGAATTATGCCCTTTACAAAACTCCAATTCGACCCGGGGGTCAACACTGAAACCACCGCTTACTCCAACGAGGGCGGATGGAATGACTCGGACAAGGTACGTTTCCGTTTTGGCTTCCCCGAGAAGATAGGCGGCTGGGTAAAGTACAGCGACAACGCACTTGTTGGGACGCCACGGTCGCTCTATGCATGGCGATCACTGGACAATGCCGAGCTTTTAGGTGTTGGAACAAACAAGAAGTTCTACGTCGAAGTCGGGGGCGACTATAACGACATCACCCCGCTTCGTGCGACCACGACCGGTTCGGCCACGTTTGCGGCGGTGAACGGCTCCTCTACTGTTACGGTGACGGACTCGACCCACGGTGCCCTTGCGGGCGATTACGTGACCTTTAGTGGGGCCGCAAGCCTTGGTGGCACGGTGACGGCAGCGGTGCTTAATCTGGAATACGAGGTACAGACGGTGCCTTCAACCAACACCTACACTATCACGGTGGCTGCGACCGCGAACGGTTCAGACACGGGTAACGGCGGTGGTTCGGTGGTGGCGGCGTATCAGATCAACATCGGGATAGACACCGTGGTCCCCGGCACGGGTTGGGGTGCGGGGACTTATGGCCGCCTCACGTGGGGCTCTGCGGCTACGGTGGTAGCGGGCGGTGGTTCTATACGCATCTGGAAGCAGGACAACTTTGGCGAAGACCTTGTTTTCAACATCCGGGATGGGGCGATTTACTACTGGGACTACACGGGTGGGCTTTCGAGCAGGGGGGTCACGCTATCCAGTCTGGGTTCCTCCGCGCCAACCGTGGCACGTCAGGTTCTTGTTTCGGACCGAGACCGGCACGTCATTGCTTTTGGCTGTAACGCGCAGGGAAGCTCCACTCAGGACAAGCTGCTGATCCGGTTTAGCGATCAGGAAAACGCGACGGATTGGGCTGCGACGGCTGAGAACACCGCCGGAGACTTGGTTATTGGCAGCGGGACGGAGATCGTTCAGGTGGTTGAGACACGCCGTGAGATGGTCATCCTCACGGACACTTCGGTGTATTCTATGCAGTTTATTGGCGCACCGTTTACATACGGACTTACGCAAATCAGCGCTAACACGACCAGTATGGGGCCCAATGCCGCCGTTGCGGTGGGGGACGCGGTGTTTTGGCTGGGCGGTAATCAGTTCTACCTGTACGACGGTCAAGTTAAGGCGCTGCCTTGCACGGTCCGAGATACGGTGTTCAACGATTTCAACTTTACGCAGGGCGAGAAGACCTTCGCTTCCGTAAACACGTCTTTTGGTGAAGTTACGTGGTATTATCCTTCCGCAAGCTCCAACGACAACGACAAATACGTCACCTTCAACTACGAGCAGAACGTCTGGTATTATGGTTCCTTGGGCCGTTCGTGCTGGCTGGATCGTGGCTTGAAAGAGTACCCGGTGGCGGGCGCAACCAACGGCTACCTTTACAACCACGAACTGGGCACGGATGACGACGGTTCGGCGTTAACGGCTTACATAGAGTCTAGCCCGGTGGACATTGGTGAGGGCGACAGCTTCGTGTTTGCGCGGCGGTTGATCCCGGACATCAGTTTTTCCAATTCGGCGGCCACCGCGACCCCAACGGCTACCTTTACCATCAAAACGGAGCGTTTCCCCGGTACGGGATACACCAAATCGGTGGCCGCGACGGTGGCGCAGTCTGCCACCCAGAACAACATCCGGGCCCGGGGCAGGGCCTTTGGTCTGCGCGTCGAGAGCGACGGTTTGGGCGTGGCTTGGAGGTTGGGTTCCCCGCGGCTTGATATACGCCCGGACGGGGGACAGTAATGTCTCGCGAGCTTGTACCACCCCGTTTTGCGGTTCCCCCGGAGACCTATAGCGTCACCTATTTCTCGGACATGGTGCGTTCTTTAACGTCCTACGTCCTCCAGATGCAGCAGCCGGGCGAGATGCGGGCAACTACAGGTACCTATACAGCGCTCCCGACAAACGATGTGGGTCTGGAGCAGGGTGCTTTGTTCCAAGTAGGCGGTTTTGTTAAAGTTTCACTTCTTTATGCCCCGCATGTGGCGGGTTCGAGTGCCACGGCAACGGTTGGTACCGTTACGGTGTCTACACCATAGGTGTTAAATGTCTGGTTCTGATGTAATTGTGATGGGTGACGGCTCACGTTGGAGCCCTTCTACGTCTCGCGAAGCGGTGAAATGCGCTTCTTGTGATAACCTAGTGGATGCGCCGGAGGAAATTCTCAGCTATCCTAGCGGAAATTGTCCGTCTTGCGGTAATGCGTGGACTGGCAGCGAAGAAAAAAGTATATTCATACAAGTAACAGTGCCCGAAGCATTGGGCGGCGGAGCAGGATAATGTCAAAAACGGCCCTTTTACGAGCAGACGCAGAATTTGAGGAAGAAATTCCGGACGGCGGTATTGCCGGTTTTGTGATGTCTGACGCCGAGTTTGAAGAACTCGCTCGTCAGGAAGCAGCCAACAGTTTTGGCACCTCCGGCATTGCAGAGTTTCAAGAGGTCTCCCGGCGCATGGCTCAGTATGGCCGCGGCGGCGACCGTTTTGTGGCGCACACGGCTCCCGGCGAACTGGTTGTTCCCGCTCCTTTAATTGAGCGGAGCCCAGAGCTTCGGGAATCCATCTTTTCCCATCTTCGAGAGATGGGTATTGAAGACCCCGAGCAGTATGTCGTCGGTTCTGCGGCGAACTCCATCAACCCTGAAACGGGCCTTATGGAGTTTGGGTTCTTTTCCAGTGCTTTCAAAGCCGTAAAGAGCGTCGTCAAAAAGGCGGCACCTATTGTTCTGCCTATGGTTCTTGCAGCCACGCCATTGGGCCCCGTATTCGGTGCGGCTTTGGGTTCCGGCATCGCCAGCTTCATTAGCGGCGGCGACATGGGCGACGCCTTGAAGGCGGCGGCAATTTCCGCTGGCATGGGCGCTGTTACGGCAGGTTTCACGGGTAAAGGTTCGTTTGGTGAAAACTTGGACGCCGCGGTCAGCGACCCGGTGGGCCGATTGGGCAAGACGGCCACCGCCGCGGGCAAGACTTTTGGCAGCGGACCCGGGACCGGCACCTTCTTCCAGCAGGGCGACCTCTTCGGCCCGGGCGCGGATCGCTACAACGAGGTGTTTGGGGAAGAGAGTGCCGACAATCTGACGGGCGGCGCGGACCCGGGCACTCTGGTGGACCAGCAGAGGGCCACCGCCACGGCCCCCGCAGACTTCGATGCGATAGACTCGGGGTACAGC